GTCAGTGACGCGAATCCATTTCTCGGCTGTCCAATACTGCCGAATACGATTCCAGATCGCGCGGAATACGCGCTTGTCCAGATGGCGCAATCCGTCCATCAGATCGCCAATCTGGATCATGCCACCCTGCTGGCTAGCAACGATTGCTCGACCGGATGCTGCGCTTGACCCCTGTGTCTTGTCGCCCATTTCGGTGGCGTTCGGACCCTTGAGGTCGATGGCGTTCTTGGCTTCCTGCAACAGGGCAAAGTGCGACTGCGCCAGCTCTGCCCCGCTGATGGTCTGGACCTTGTTGTTCGTCAGCGCACCCGGGGCGGTCTTCATCGTGCCGTCAGGCCGCGCCTTCTCGCGCCGGAACAACTCAACATCCTCAATAGCGCCCTCTTCGTAGAGGGTCTGATTGGAATTGAGCAGATGCAGAGACTTCGACCTGCGCTTGTTCACCTCGTCTTGCAGCGTGATCATCTCGCGCACAAGGCCGTATCGGTTGTTGTCGCGATCAACATAGGCCGATTGGAAAATCAGTTCGCAATCGCTCTCGCCCTTGTCGGTCTGATACGGGGACGGCCCGGCCTTCAGAATGCCGCCCTTGGTGTATTCAGCGAAATGCCACTCGTTGTCGCGCTTGACCCAGATGTGACAGATACGAACGCGCTTGCGCGCCTTATCGGCCCACAGGCTAAACTTTGGTTTGTCGTCGTAGGTTTGGCTCGGTGCGTTGCTCAGCGTCGTGTCGAGAATATCCTTGGCGTCCGGATTATCGGCGTAAAGCGCCAGCGCATCGTCGTAATCACGCCACAGCACCTCACCCAGATAGCCAGCGTCCGAGAAATCGGACTCCGACGAATGAGGGTCGAAGAACATCCGATCCCATGCGACCTTGCGAAGCTGAATCTGGACTTCCGGCTGCGTCATAGCCGTTGTCGCCATCAGATCAGGCTTGGAATAACTGCCCGGCACGACAGAGACGGAAATACCGCCCGATCCTTCCACAAGCATGTTGCGCCATACACCAGAGCGCTTCGAGTCGTAGTCCTCGCTCTCGGCAACGTAGCGCAGCCCCTCAGTCGCGCCGTCAGCGTCAGCCTCGTGCTTTGGCGTGCGGGGCAATGCCTTCGGGTTAATACGCTGCTGCTTCTCAAGGCCAACGAGATAGTCAACCTTGGTTTTGATCCGATTGTCTATGACAGGCGGCTGGCCGCGCTTCTTGAGCGCCGACAACTCCTCTTCTGTGAGCTGCTTGTTGTCAACGTAATCCCGGTCGCGTTCGGAAAGAGACCGCGCCTCATAGGTCGCGTCCTCGCTCTCCTCGAACATGCGGCAGAGTGCGCGTACGTCGAGTAAATCGGTTTCGCCCTCCTTTGCCTGCGGTTGTTCGAGCATCAAGCCGTTTTCCAATCTGCGGAGCTTTCTTCAACGCGATCCCATCGGTCGCGGATTTGTGGTTTGGCCGCCCTCGGCTTCGCGCCGCTCATCATTTGATCGAGCAACTGACCAACGAGGCCTAGCGCGTCCACCTGGTCATCGAACTTTCCGGCGGGAAAGCTCAACAGCTCGCTCCGCAAGTCCGCATACCAAGGTGCGCTAATCGGGACATACAGCCCGTTCATCGCCATGCTGGACCGGATAGACTGCGCTCTAATTGCCTTATCGCCGCGCGTCGGAAACTGCTCCCGAACCGTGTACGCCCTGCGCTCGCGCATACGCCGCTCAAGAAACGGGCCAACGCCTGATTTAATCTGGCCCTGCTCCTCGGCCCAAGCCATCGGCCTCCATTCAAGGACAAGATCGCAGAACGACTCGACCCATTCATCAGAGGCGGCCTGCTTGCGCCATAGATCGAGGAGGTACATCCGCCCCTCGGGATCAAGCCCGACAACAGCGTGAACAGTGAAGTCCCCGCCGTCAGCAGTCACGGCATAGTCGGAGCCGCCGTAGATTCGCATGGTCTCTTTGGCCGGGGCCTTGGTGTAGGGCTTCAGCCATTCTGCCTTGAAGTAGTCGCCCTCTTCCGGAGCCGGTCGTTGCTGATATAGCGCGGACCATGTTCTTGCTGGCGTGTTCTTCTTCAGCTCGGAGAGCTGTTCGCCGTAGCCGTATGTGCCGTCCGACCAGAGCCATTCGCCGGTCTTGCGGCCCAGCGGGTCGTCAGGCTCGGCTTCTGCCGGTAATGAAATCACATGCCAGTCGGAGTGCTGAAGCGCGCGGCCAGCTAGATCATCTTCATGCCAGCGCGTCTGGATCAGGACTTGCGCCGCACCGGGAACGAGGCGCGTGCGAAAATCGTTAATATACCAATCCCAAATACGATCACGAATAAGCTCTGAATCAGCATCCTGCCGCGAACGGATCGGATCATCAATAAGACCAAGGCCAGCGCGAAAGCCTGCGATGCCCGTACCAACGCCTGCCGCATAGTATTCCGCGCCGTTCGTTAGCGCCCAGCGGCCCGCCGCCATGTTGTCAGGTGCGACCGAAATACCAAGCTCGTGCGTATGCTCGTTGACCAGATTACGAACCCGCCTGCCCCACTTCTCGGCAAGCTCTGTCGTATGCGAAGCCGCAAGAACGCTGGTCGATACGCGCTGCATCAGCCATGGCGGGAACAGAACGCTACCGTAAGTGGACTTCGCAGAACCCGGCGGCATGAACACCGCAAGCCTCGGGCACTCCTTTCGAGCAACAGCCTCTAGCGCGCTGATCAGTAGCTTGTGATGTTCCGCAGGCTCAAACCCGCAGAGACGGCACCATTCAATTAAGGAGCGCCGGATCGAGCGGCGCTGAAGCAGTGTCTTCGCTGCCTCCTGCCGCGATATTGGCAAGTTCATCGTCTGGCAATTCTTTCGCCGTAGCGCGCTTGACGGTCATATCAACGGTTTGGGCTGCCTTGCCCCAGCCACGGTCCAATAGCGCCTGTGCAGCCGACACGCGGGCAGCAGGCGGTGCTTCATCGTTGACCATGATGTTAGCTAATGTTCTCAGCGCTGAGTCTGTATGAGAGCGCGCCAAAGATCGAATATCGGCTGGTGTCTTAGCCACTTAATGAAGTCCCGCTTGTCCGAAAAAGACCCCAATGACTGCAACTCACCCAACGGCCCGTGCAATCAATCTGATAGGTCCATTTGGAGTTAGGCTGCTCACGCACAGGGAGGCTCAATCTGTTCATCTGTTGAGAAATGATCCGGTGTTCCGCGAGCAAAGGTGAATCTCTCGATCTTTCCCGGCTTCGATATGATCTTTGACCATTCGCCTATGTGCATGGTCTCTGATTGGCCGTTAATCGTTACCGTGATGTATTCGCCTTCACGATGGAGGGTCATGGTTCAGACAAGACTCCCAGAAAGCAGGCAATGCGGACAACGAGAGATGATTACTGAGTGATCCGTCCTAGATTGTATTCGAGCCTGCTCAGCGCGCCCTCTATCTCCCCGAGATAGTCCATCATGCTGGTGGGCACAGCCGCAGGCATCGCCTGCCCACCGGCAGAGGCCTCACCGACAAAACCGGCCACAGTGTTCGCCACATCGTCCGCACGATTAGCATTCGATTTGATGCGAGACGAAATAGTGCCGAGGCGGCTGATTACGCTCTCTAGCGCCGTCTCTGGCCGTTTAACGTTGGCACCGAGCTGACCGCTATAAGCATTCACCGCGTTTGTCCCGTAGTCCATATCAATCCCCCTTTGCTGAACTCAGTCCCTTTGGCCGATGTTCTGGCCGATGATGTTCAGTGAAAATCGCAGAAAGCGATCATCTCGCGTCAACGATAGCTACGAGACTGAGTTTGCGCCTATGCCTCGCGAGTGGGCCAAAAGCACTTAGCGGGGCCGTCCCCGAGAGTGGTAGATGTGACCCAGAATGTATCCGTCCCATCAAGCATCAATTGGCCGTTGAATGCTGCTGCCTCCGTATCGCCCCACATCCGAGTGATGATCAGCGGGTAAACATCGCCCTCTTTCATGTCGTTTCCGACGTGAACCTGTGCGCCCGAGCGAATGGCATGATGCCAAGGCATTTTATCCTTCGCATCCTTTCGACGATTGTTGATCGCCGCAGCGTCCTGCGCAGAAACACGGTAACTTACGATTCTTCCTATCGTGGGCTTCATGGATTTTCCTTTCCATTGATGGAGTAGTCTCACTACGCGGCCTCCCGGCTATTCGGGATTTCCACTTTGTGCGATCTTCTCTGAAACAATTAGCTCCGAGCAGCGGCACCCCTCGAAAGCAACGACCAAGGGTCATAGCGTCAGGGGAGATCAATGCTTGTTGACCGCGTCGGCAAGAGAAGCGCCGCCGCTCGAACGCAAAACGCCCCGCAAGGATTTCTCCCGACGAGGCGCAATTAGTCATTCTCGAATTAATCCATGCCATGGTTTCAGTCCTAGGTCAAGCCCTTATTCCTATTTGCAAGGATTTTTTCCACAGCGTTCAGCCCTAGCCTCAAGTCGCCCAACTTTTGCGAATCCGCCCATAGATCGCGCTCATCTTGCTCTGCAACACAGATTTCACGTAAAACAACGAGGATTTTATTCCCGCGATTGTGATGCCGACCAAGCTCCCATAGAGCCTCATGTGTCTGGGTATATTGCTCTTTTACGCGCTGAACTCGCTTCCTGGCCTCGTCATGATCAATCTCAACGTGATCACCCTCCCATGCGTAGAAGCCAGTCGAAACACATTCCGACATCGATCCCGAGCGCGGTGACCCCATCGGAATCCCCATCGTGCGCGCATATGCATAAACCGAATGGGCGTATGCGTTGCCTGCACGCAACTGCGCTGGCGTGATCTGTCCGTTCAACCGCAAGCGCCCAAGCGGATACCCCGCCTCGGTTCGACCTGGTTCTGCAAGGTCGCGCCTGTGTGGCTGTTGGTAGATCGCGGACGGATCGAATATTTCCCCGCGAGATTTCCCGCTCTCGTCACGAATGACGTTGGTCTTTCGCTTCCTGCCAGCTCTTGCCATATCGTTTTGCCCCGATGTGATGGATTATTCAGAGACGATCCGGCAGCGGATCGTCCAGCTTGTCGTGCGTGTCGTGGATTGCATTGAGCGGATCGTCGATGTCGCGCTTAACCGCAGTCACCGTCGCCCCAGGAAACACCGCCTTGGCTTTCGCAATCTCTGGATAAGCCGACAACAATCGCGCAATCTCTTCGAGCGTAAACACCCGCAACAGCCGCCCATCGGCAACAACATGCTTCGCATGTTCGTAGCTCGGCACAATGGCCGCCACGCTTCCGTCTTCCAGTGCGATCTCCCAGACCAGCGCGTCCAGCTTTTGCTTACCAGCGGCTACGGCAGCCGCGTCCAGCGCCAGCCACGCCTTGACCATCCGCATACTTTCACGGCGCACTGCTTCAAGCTCACCGTGCCAGATTGCCTGGTTGAACAGATAGCGCTGGCGGTCGAACTTCTCACGAAGCTCTGACGTCACTAGCAAACGCAACCGATCCGCGCCCCACTTCGCTTCCATCTCAGCGGCGGTCTGGTCCGCCTCATCCAGGTACGCTCGTCCGGCGATGTACGTCCCGTTCTGTCTTGCCCATGACCTGGCGTCCGCCATCGGTCGTACCGCCACGTCACCAGCGATGATGGCCTTGGACTGTTTCGCCATCACCGCCACCACGAAGTCGCTGCGCCGCTGCAAGCGGCGGCAGCTTTACGTAGTAAGGGAAATACTTCCGCTTCCGCCATGAGTGTTTTCAATGACTTAACCCCTTCACTTCCGCACTTCCGCCAATACTTCCGCCTAATGATTTCAATGACTTAGGTGGTCTACTTCCGCCACTTCCGCCGAACTTCCGCCGCCTAATCACGGATTGAACCGACCATTTGCAGACCCATTTGCTTGGTTTTTTTGTCAACCATTTCGATCCTTAAAACTGGTTCCGGCCTGACCTGAAGCCACTGCCTCACCATCCACAACGCGACCTTTTCCTTGATCTCAAAATTGCGAGCGATGACTGCCGGTGCATAGCGTCCGGTGTCCTTGACGTTCCTCGCTACCGATAGCGGCGTGCCCTTGCACCATTCCTCGTGGATCATATTAAGCACCCGCTGGCACACATCACGATCCGGCCAAATGTCTGCGGCTTGCGCTCGCTGGCCCGCATGAATCGACTCCACAACCAGGCTTGTCGGCCCTTCCGGCACGATCGACAGTTCGACCTTTTTATATTTGACCGACCGCTTCCAGCGGTCCTCGCCGTCCTTCATTTTGGTGCATAGAATTTCTCCCGCGCTAAGCGGTCCTTCGTCATCGCCAATACGGCTGATTTCGAAAACAAAATCCGCGTTCGCCTCGAAGAAGGTCGAACCCATCATTCCACCACTCTTGTTCTGGTGGTGAACGCCAATCGTAGCGGCGTCGGTCACGGCACCAAGGACGGAGATGCGCTCCATAAAGAGCGTGATTGTCTGTTGCTCGTTCATGTCAACGCCGGGCAATACGCGCGCCACGGTATCGACTAATACCAGCTTGAACCTGATGCCTAGGGCGGCAATGGCAGCGAGCAATCCGTTAAAGTCATCTTCACGCATGAACGAGACGGAGGCGCGCATGAATACAATGCGGGTCGTATCGTCGGTAATGCCGTGGTGCTTCTTGAAGGCGTCGATGCGTTTGACGAACCCGTGATGACCTTCGCGCGCGATAACCAACACGTAAGTTTCTTCGCCCGGAAGATCGACTCCATGCCAATCCTTAAAGCCATAGGCAAGGTGCAGTGCGAAGTCGAACCCGATAAAGGATTTGCCAGCAGCCCACTTGCCATAGAAGATTCCTGTTCCACCGGCTGGAACCCAATCCTTGGCCAACCATGCAGTTTCAGGAAGCGTACGCAAGTCGCTGACGGTCTCGAACTTAAAGCGTCCGGGCTGAGGTGTTGCTACAGGTCCGACAATCTGCTGCGGAGATATTCCAGCCTCAGCTTTCGCCCTCTCCTTCCGCGCATACGATGCCACGGCGGCGTCAAGCGTTTCCACACCGCGAATCTCGCCACGCTCAAATCGTCGAATAGTGTATTCGCATTTCTCGGCAAACTCCTCGGCACCGCGTCCGGGGCGTCCGAGGTCAACTTTCCGCTCATACTGCGGCCATGCGGTATTGAAAAGTTCCTGCGGCGATGGCGCAGCACCAGTCGTGCCGATAATCTCGACCAGACAGGCGGTGATGGTGTCGCGCATGTAGGCTTCGCGGCCATCCATAATCTTGTCGGCAAGCCCGAGGCCGTTTGTTGTATGCGTGACGCTCGCAGGGATGGCCGTGGCCGTGCTTTCACCAACTGGCGGGAATGTCATGGCCAGATGATCGAGCGCGTACACAGACGGCCCTGGTTCGCGCAGCGGGGCAATAGAAGTCAGTTCGACGGTGCGGCCAGGCTTCACTGGCCACGCGATGCTGCCGGCAAGTCGCATGACGCGCGACGGATTGGTGACGGTGCTATCGCCGCCCATCTTGGCAGCGATCCCGCGCAGTAGGCCGGGCCACCATTTAGTGTTCTGGGTAGGCTCTTCCAGCCGCCACCACATCTGGGCGCGGACGTGCGGCGCGCGGCCAGTTAGAACAATGAAGGTTGGCTTGTCGAGACCATAGATGTCTTTGGCAGCCCCGGCAGCCCCAGGATCGTCCAGGTCAACGTAGGCGCATGTCAGCGCCATCGCGTCCGAATCCTGCGCGCGACCAAAAGGCGCTGCGTCAGGCTTGCGAAGTGCGGCCCCGATATAGACGTTACAATTATTAAAGCCATTGAGGCGCGCGGCTTCTTCAACAAGGGCTTCTATCTCGTCTGTGCCATAAAGACGCGCGTTCTTGAGGCGGTAGCGTCCTGTGGTATCCGGACGCGTGTCGGTCCATGCCAGTTCGATCTTGCCGTCCTGACAGCCGTCAAGGCACCCGCCGAACAAGTGTTCGACGTGCTGCCTCATTGCAATCTGGTCAGGCTCGTACATCGCCTTGACCACAGCCGTCATGCCCTGCCCCAAGGTTTTAAGTTCCTGCCTGTGATGCTTCGGGGTAGTATGACCGGGCCGCAACTGGTCCGGTCACGTTGTTGTTCTCCGAGTGGCGATCAACCAAAGTCGGAAGCGTCAGCCATCTGGGCCGGTTGCGGTACCATCGTGTTAGTCGGCAGCGGCGTGGCTGCTGGAGGAGCAACGATGGTCGAGCCGGTCGAAGGTGCACCCTGAGCGGCAGGAGCCGTTGCAGTCGGCGCGGGAAGCGCCGCCGGGCGGTCGATCCAGTTCACGATAGCGAACGTCGGCTTGTAGTTTGTGGACTGGCCGGACTTGACAGGCGTGACGCCGGAGATTTTCACGACGGGCAACTTGCCAGCCTTGCTCTCAGGCGCGGCGGTGTAGGCGTCGTGCAGGGCGTCCATAGCCTCGATCACGCAGCCAGCGCCGGAGCCAAGCACGCGCGCCGGACCGCCGCCGCCCTCCTTATTCAACAGAAGATCGACCTCGAACCCCTGCTTGAATGCCAACTTACCGTCCGCGTTCTTTTCGTCAGGACGCAGCGGGATAGGCTCCTTGCCGAGAACGACAAGGCGACGAATCGGCCCCTGTGTCGTGTAGTTGATCCAGCCCACGCGAATGTTGGCGAGGTCGATTACCATCTGAGCGATGTTGGTAATCTCAACGCTTTCGGAAGCAAACGAGCCGTCCGAAAGCTGATTGCGGTCGGCGCGAAACAGCCGGCCAGCTTTTGCGTCGTACTTCACATACGGCTTGATGTCGTCGCCTGTGCCACCTGTAGACAATCCGAGACCCATGTGGGTTCTCCATCTTCAACGAAGCCGCTGTAAGGCCAGCGACGGTGCCAATTCCTTGCGGGAATTTCTAGAAACCCCAAGTCTGAAACCCGACATCACGCGCAGGACCGCCCCAATAGAAGGACTCGTAATCAGGCGCGATGATCTTGGTGAAGAAGGCCGGGTCATCAGACAGCGACAAGAACTTCTCCACCCGCATCGCGATTTGATGCAGCGCCGTGCGGTGCGCGTCGATGTTTTCGATCTGGTACGTCGCCTTCTTTTTCGGCGTGATGTAGGTCGCGCGAGCATCCGCGTTGTTGCTCGTTACATAGAGAGCAACCTGGCGCGCGTGAGGCACCTTGACGGCTGACGGAAGTTTCTCGGTCGTCTTCAGATCGACCGTGATATTGTGGTCAGTCCAATGGTAGTCGAAATAGCCAACGATGGGCATTTCCAGGCCATCCGGCTTCCACTCGATGAACCCCTGACACTGTGACGGCACTCCATAGGGGCGCAGTTCTTCAAGCGCCAGCTTCACCATGTCGGGGATCGTGGCGCGGTAATCTTCCCGCCGCGTGTCGCGGGTCAGAGCCGTAACGCGGTCGTAGGTTTTGTAAGCCGCCTCCACGCAATCGTTGACCGGAGCGTCTGGGTTCATCAGCCCGAGCGTTACGCCATCTTCAACCGCCGTGCCGCGATGAGCGGGCGCGCCGACTGGCTGGCGTTGCTTCATGATACGCTCAAGGACAAACATGGCCGGACTAGCGCAGAACAGATTGAGCGATGATGGGGAATGGCGTTCGAGTTTCATGCCGCGTAAGCCTTCCAATCGAAAAGAGATTCAGCGCCGTACTTCGCCAACAGCGCCGCCTCGGCCCTGCCATTGTCTTTCTTGCGCTGAAGACGGTCGGCGTTGTTCGGAAATAGGCGGATCGCCATGGCGCGCGATTCTTCCTTGTCAGCTGAAAGCCGGTAATGCTTCTTCCATTTCTGTGGGGTGACGAGATAAAGCGGTATGCCTATAGCGCCGATTACGCCGCGCACTTCACCGAACGACATTCCAAACTTGAACGTAGAGGACACGCCCTGCTTTGGCATCGAATGGACGCGCTCCAGGATCACCATCGACGGCTTGAACGCGCGAATACGATTGGCGAGCGCGGGTGAATTGATCTCGCCATCGGCAACCGGCAAGTCTTCCATCGCTACGCGGCCAACTGCCGGGAAATAGAAGCCAAGCGCGCCGGTCAGGCCGGGGTCGATGCCAAGGATGCACGGACCCATTTCGGATGACATATCGAAATAGTCTGTCACACCCGCCCCTCCACATAGCCGTACTCGATGCGCGCGCCGTCATAGATAATCTTCTTAAGCTGGTCGTGATTGATGATGACGCGCACAAGATCACCGCTCTCAATCTGCACGTTGATGACAGCCTGCCCGGGCGTAGGTTCAGTGAGGTAAGCCAGCTTTGCTTTTGGGTAGTCGCTCATCCCGTCACCATGTCATCGAGAATCTGGCCGATAGGCGATGCTGGCGATCCATCAGGATTGCGCGTGATCGAATGCGCAAGCTCTTCTGGCGTTGCCTTGCGCTGTAAGGCAATACTGATAGCCGTAGAAGCATCGCACATCATAGATTCGATGTTCGCGCCGGACTTCCCTGCGTTGATGAATAGCTCCTGGATCGGGGCATTGGCGTGCGCGCGGCCAAGACTGACCGTATAGGTCAAGCCATCGCGCTCGAACTCGTAAGTCTCGCACTCGCGGCGATTGGGAAGGCGCTGACGGGTCATGCTGATCTTGCTCCGATGCGATGAGCAAGTTCCGTCAACTCGTCTGCCAGCGGCTTGTTAGTCGCAAGCGCTTGATTCACGCGCCTTATCGCATTGTGTATTGTCGATCTATCGCGATCACCAAAATGGCGCGCAATCATTGATACATTCCCGCCCGTCAATTCGAAGGCCAGAAACGTCGCGATGTGTCGCATACGGGTTAGGTCCGCCGTGTGACGCCTTGCGCGCAACAGTGCGGTCGATGTGCCATAGAAATCAGCAACCACTTCCTGCACCGCATGGATTGTCGGAACGGTATCTCCGATGGCGGCCAACCATGGCGCTCGCGCCTTACGCTCTGGCGCTGGCGATAGAAGAACTGGCGAAGACACGTAGGCCTTTCCATTGATACGCGCGATGCGCTCTTTGTGGGCTTGCCTCAATGATGCTTCAATACTCATATCAACCCCACTACCGAGCCGAACAAGACAACGAGAGAAAACACGATGCCGGAAGCGACCGCGCACGCGAGTGCGATAATCGTAAGACCGGCTAGAATGTCATGGGCGAGAGATTTGATTGCTCTAAGCATTGCCATTCCCCCACAGTTCAGGTGCGAGCCATCTGGCGCAAAAGATCAGCCGCGTACTTAAGCGAATTAATCTCTGCGCTAAAAAAATCCGGGTCTTTAGCATTGAGTCCCTCGGCTGTGACTGCGAAGCGTGACGCGAGGACTGCCGCCTCTTTCCGCGTTGCCTCTATTCGCGCACGCTCTGCTGCGCTCAGTACGCTCGACGCCACACTGAATTTTGGGTCTTTGACCTGGTCGTAGTAGAGGCCAGCAATCTGCCGGTACGTGACCGAGGCGCGACGGGCCGCGCACGACAGCCAACCCTTGCGGTTGCCGTCATAAGGGCCAGCAATGTCCTCGATCTGCGTTTTCCAATCGACTGCGGTAGTCATGCTTTTCGTTCCCACGTCCGTCTTTTGCGTCGGCATGTAATTCACCCATGGTTTGTTGCGACCATGAGCAGAGAGACAGTTGACCTCAGACCCCTTCTCGATCCGAAGCGATGGGTTGCGAGCCCAGAGCTTCAGCAGAGCATCCGTTCAATGTTGAACCCATCGAACGTAGTGGACTTAAATGATTGGATTTCTCGGAAGACAAGGCACGGCTATGAGCCGCGCTAAATTCACCGAAGTATTTCTTCGTCCCCGCCAGATAGGCGGCGCGCGCTTCTTCGGCGGTCGCGTAATACCCAAGACCAATAGCGCGGTTCAGAACTCTGATCTTTGCGTGGTAAGGCCGGTTTGGGCAGCGCTTCCTATCAACGATATAGCCTCGCGCGACAGCGTTTCTCGCATTGTCGATATCGGACGCTTCACGCAGATTTCTGATGGCGTTATTGCCGCGATTGCCATCAATATGATCGATAAAATGTCTCGGCCAATTGCCGTGGACGTAAAACCACGCCAAGCGATGGGCCTTATAATTTTTACCCAGAAGTCCAATAGTCACATAGCCGCAGCCCTTAGTGTGGCCAGCTATAACGCCCTTCTTGCGGGGGCCACCATTTGGCTTTCTCGCCCAACGAAACTCGCCCGTTTCGGAGTCGTAAGAGAGCCAGCTACGCAGAATCTCTGGCGTAAGAGTCCCCGTGATAAAAATTCTCCGTCTATTCATAGCTCCCTCCAAAATCGAGAGAACCAATGTGGTGGATCATCGGAGGCGCAATCATGCTGATGGCGCTGTACTTTTTCGCAGACTGGTTTCTACGCGGATTGAGATAGAGCGCGCGGCATTTCTTCGCCCGTCGCCGCGCTAACAGGCTCGCATAGGCGGTCCTATCCGCCCCGGAAGATGGAATGAGATTGCACTGTGCCCCCGGTGCATGACCGAGCGCCGTCAGCAATTTCCCCCGGTTGCTGACGGCGTTCATTTATCACCGCCAAGATTCGACAAATTGATGCGGTGAAGGCATCCTCGATCATCAATCCTCAGAAGAGTGATTTTCAGGGAGCCGTCATGATTGATTTCACAGATCGGGAAAATCTTACGAACCGGAGCATAAATATCGACGATGCTGCTGCGGTTATTAGTCTTCTGCTGATCGAGGTTTACCACGACCTCGCCCCAGCCAAGGAGTTCGAGGACAAGTTGACGGGCCTTGCGAGCCGCCTGCTTGAACATTCTCACGGCCTTAAGATCGAGAATCGACGCGCGCTTGCGGCGTGTGTCTCCGCTTACTTGATGGGTACCGAGCCCGGAGCCCAGATAGATTGAGCCAAGCGCGTTAAGGCGGGATTCGTAGCTCATGACGCCACCTGTTCGGTAGCCTTCATGCCCCAAAGCGAAGCTGGCGCAGTTTTGCCGCGCTCCTGCAAGGCAGCGATCATGACCGCGTATGTATTTGCCGGGAATTTATCGAAGGATCGCCAGTTCCAGACAGCCTTTGGCTTGCTGCCGGTTAGCTCGGCTACGCCAGCGTTACCGCCCAGCGCGTCCAAGACTTCGGATGTGGTGTTGAGTTCGAGCATGAACCCAACTTATTCCAAGAATTTTGGAAACGCAACCCCCAAGAAGTTTTCTTGGCGAAATAATTTGGAAGGGGCCAATGTGCAGTGCAATGGCCACCTCTGTTAAACCATCTGAGATGGATTCCGCCCTTCGCATGAAGGCCGTGCGGTATATGGTGGCAGGCGATAACCAGACCCTCTTTGCCAAGAAGATCGGGATTGAAGTAAAGCGCTGGAACAATTTCGAGCGCGGATCGCCGGTATCCAAGGATGTGGCGATCCACCTTGTCCAAAAGGTGCCGGGACTCACAACCGACTGGCTTTTCCTGGGGCGGGAGGACGGGCTAACGCGCGCCCGCTTGCAGGAGCTTCACGACGCCTTGAGGGCCGTTGCGCCAGTCGGGAAGTCCACCACCTCGGCTAAGGCCGCGCGCTCCTGACCACCCTCTAAAAACCCCTCCACAAGCTCCCTAGCCAATTCCAGCACCCTTAGCGCGTCCTTGCTGTCTTCCGGCAGCTGCGCGGCGATCTGAATGGCGTGTCGGCGTCGCCAGTTGTCATTCCCAGACATTCCCAGCCCCCTAGTACTTGATTACCACCAAGAACATTTAGAGAACATAGGATGGCATACCTATGACTAGGCGTAAAGTCCCATTTAAATAAAATCCGGCGATTTCCAAATTATTTTGATATTCGGACTTGTAATTCCAAATTCCTTGGATATGATACTCCCCATCGAACGAACCACGGGGATAGGAAATGGCGAAGGCAGCAGAGAAGCGCGGAAATCCAGAGTTTCTGCCCCTGAATTTCCTTCTGACGATTTGCGCCAGTCGCGGATCGGACCTGATCCAAGAGTCGGGGAAGATCATAGGGATTGATTACTGCCGAGCCCTCCAGCCTTACGACTTCTCCTATTTGCGCGAAGCTTCGGCGCTCATCTCAAAAACACTGCAATGCTACGACGCGGCTGAGAAGCTGGGGCTCCTCGCCAAGCCCATGACGCGACCGGAGTTCGAGGCCCTCACCTCGCGCATTGGTGGTGCGTGATGTCAGCAGCACACAGCACAGCAGATGCGGGGCGGACGGCGCACACGCCGGGCCCGTGGAGCACGGACGGTGTTTATGTGATCGGTATCGACGGTCAGACCGTGGCGGACTGCGGCAAATCCGGCACCATCCATCGTCGCGAACAAATAGCCAACGCGCAGCAGATTGCTGAACTACCTACGATGATCGCGCGTTTGGAGGAAATCGAATCGATGCCATTCTCGATGGTCAACGATTCCGACAGCCTGCGTCACACCATCAGAGCGATGCAAGCTATCGCCCGCGCCGCCCTTGCAGCAGCCAAGGGGGCAAAGTGATGTCCGGCCATTACGCCCGCAATCCCCACTATGACAAATCAGACATCAGCATTGATGATCTTGAGGCGGAAGAAGAAGCCGAGCGCCATGACGCATTCCTGCGCAAGCTCGTTGATGACGAATATTGGCTCAAGATTCGCGGCGCACAGGCCATTCACGATCTGATCTGCGGCGTGGCTGCTGACAAGTACGGACAGCATTCACCTGGACATTGCGCTGAGATTGATCGCGCTGACGAGACGTTCCGAGCCGTCGTTCAGCGAGCCCAAGCCGACAAGATCACGCGCCTCGCCAAACTGCGCGCCAACGATGCCGTCGTTGCTGAGCGCGAGACGCCACGTATTTATCTCGCCCCGGAGGTCACAGCATGACAAGCGATGTTTTTGATTGGTTCGGTCCGATACAAGGTCCAGCGCCGCTGCCGCGTTCTTCGGCACTCGCACAGCGACTCCGGAACGATACGACGGGAGTGGTCTATGCCGCATGGCGTGCGATGTATTTTTGCGCCTTGGAGCATCGCACATGAACAGAATCATTCGCACAAAATCAAAAGCTCATGGCGGTATCACCGAGCGCGAAAAGGCGCTGATGGACGAACATGCCAAACTCTGGATTTCCAGGGCGATGCGAACCGAGCCGATTGAACCGAGCAAGATCGTCCCAGCGATTGAGGGTTTGTATCAAGCCGCCGGGCTTAAGAAGCCGCGCGTTGTTATCGTCCCTTCGCCGCTGGTGATGGCTTTTGCGTATGGCGCGGCTGCCGCGATATGGCACGCAAGGAAGAACCCAGCGTACAGCGCCACGCGCAACGCCACGCTCATCGCCGCGCGCAACGCCACGGACAGCGCCACGCACATCGCTACGGACATCGCCACGGAAATCGCCACGCACAGCGCCACGGACAGCGCCACGGACAGCGCTACGCTCAGCGCCACGCGCAACGCCACGCACAGCGCTACGGACATCGCCACGCGCAACGCCACGGACAACGCCACGCGCAACGCCACGCTCATCGCCACGGACAGCGCCACGGACAGAGCCACGCGCAACGCCACGGACAACGCCACGCGCAACGCCACGCTCATCGCCACGCGCAACGCCACGGACAGCGCCACGCGCATCGCCACGCGCATCGCCACGGACAGCGCCACGGACAGAGCCACGCGCATCGCCACGCGCAGCGCCACGCGCATCGCCGCGCGCATCGCCACGGACAGCGCCACGGACAGAGCCACGGACAGCGCCACGGACAGAGCCACGCGCATCGCCACGCGCAGCGCCACGCTCAACGCCACGGACAGCGCCACGCGCATCGCCACGGACAGAGCCACGGACAGCGCCACGCTCAGCGCCACGGACATCGCCGAAAGCTCCGCGGCAACAGCGTGCGCCGATCTCGCCGGGCCACTTGGCCTCGAATGCGCAAAGCGCTGGTATGATAACTATCATGGCGGGAACATGTGGGCGGGCTATGACTGCTATCTCACAGCGTGTCGTGACATTATCGGGCTAGAACTCCGCGAACACGAGGCTTACGCGCATTGGGAGCAAGCCGCGATCCATGGCGGATTCCGTGTCATACACGAGGAGTTTTGCCTCGTAAGCGATTTTCCAGAAGTCATCCTGAAGGATGAGCAGAATCTACCTCACTGCGAAACTGGTCCGTCTCACCGCTGGCGCGACGGCTGGTCGCTTTATCACTGGCACGGCGTCCGCGTTCCGGCTCACTGGATTGAGGACCGCTCAAATCTTGACCCGGTAGAAGTGCTGAAAGCAGAGAATGTCGAACAGCGCGCCGCTGGCGCGGCAATTATTGGCTGGCCGAAGATGGTCACCAAACTGAAGCGAAAAATCATAGACGGCGACCCCAACACCGATATGGGCGCGCTGATTGAGTTGACGCTTCCGGGCCTCAACGAGCCGGGCCGGTTTCTTCAAGCAAAGTGTCCGCGTAACGGAATCATTGTCGAGGGTGTCCCGCGCACTAGCGACATCGACGGACTACCGATTGACACGGCCATTGCCGCACAAGCGTGGCGCGTCGGTGACCCGACGTCTGAATACGAACATCCTGAGGTGCGCACATGAGCCGCGCCAGAATAACTATGGCCAAGGGTGACCGCTACGGTTCGCTAGTTGTTATGTCGTTTGCTGGCCTTGATGCCAGGCAGAACTCAGTTTGGGAATGCCTCTGCGACTGCGGCCAAATCCGCATAGCGCGCGGCTCTGAACTGCGGCGCGGCGTAACAACAAGTTGTGGGTGTTTAAAGATCGGGCGGCAAGCTCGCGCCATAACAAAGCATGGATACAGCCGCGAGCCTCTTAATGCGGTCTGGCGCGCAATGATCGCTCGAACCTCTAACCCTAGAGTTGATAGCTACAAATTCTATGGCGCGCGGGGAATTTCCGTATGCGCTGGATGGTCAAGCGATTTTGAAGCATTCCGAACATGGGCACTCGAAAATGGATACCAACCACGCCTCTCAATAGATCGCATCGACAACGATGGAAACTATGAGCCATCAAATTGTCGTTGGATTTCAGCCAAAGAACAGGCCTCAAACAGGCGAGTTCGTAAAGATTCCAGAAGCAGAAAGGATACCGAAATGAAGACGTTTAAGAAAATTTGCGCGCAAGGCGAGATCACAACGGACATCGTAGCGAAGATTCCTGATGGGGCGACGTTACGCAAAGTCGATCCGATTGGCGGGAAATTGGTCATCAGCCACTCTGAGTCTGGCCATCACCACTACATCCCAGCCTGCGATGCAGAACTGTTGGAGCGTACCGACAACGTCCCAGCCGGGATGCAAATCTTTTATTCGATAGTGAAGAACGCAACAGCCTTGCGGCAAGACGCGGCTGTTCCGCATGACGAAATCTCTCTCGGCGCAGACATTATATATCGCCACCGAATCTCGCGCGAGTTCGACCCCTTCGCGGAGCAGGCCCGTCGTGTTGCGGATTGATTCAATGAACAGCGGGCAGGAGTTGGACAACCGCCATCTCCCTGCCCGCGTAAAGGAAATAGGAGCGAGCGCGTGACGACTATTTACTGGATCACCAAATTTGCTCTCACTAACGGCGTCATGTCTCTTAGCGGGTGCGATGAGCCAGAAAATGGCTATCTATCCAAGTCTGGGCCGTGGGATGGGGCGTGGGATGAACGTCGTCATTTTTATGGCCCATCAGAGTGGCACCTAACGCGAGACGCAGCCTTAGCGAAGGCTGAGGATATGCGCACAAAGCGCATCGCCTCACTCAAGAAGCAAATTGCGAAACTCGAAAAGCTGAGCTTCGCACCATGACCCAGGCAAAAGCAGATGTGGGGCGGACGGCGCATACAACGGGGCCGTGGTCAGCCGAAGGGCCAGATCAATTTGGCGACTACAACATCCACTGCGGGCACGAGCGGGCGGTTGTCGCTGCGGTCATCAGCAACGTTCGTTCGCCCGAAGAGGTCGAGGCCAACGCCCGCCTGATCGCCGCCGCGCCCGATCTGGTGAAGGCGCTGGAGGCCGCTGAAGAATGGCTATCCGGTTGGGCAAGCGCTGAACCGTATTTGACGATCATACGCGCCGCTCTCTCCTCATCCCGGAGCGATCAACAATGACCCCCACCCCCTCGCGTGATGAGATGCTGGCG